GATTTAAAGAGGATCGCGATCCTGCCGAATCCGGGCGCACCCAACATTTATCAGACTTCTGGATGGGGGAACTCAACAGTGCTCTTATAGAAGCCATGGCCAACACCCCCATCGGCAATTCCATGCAGCCATCCGAATTTTTACAAGCCATAATGCCAGTACTGGCAGCATATCGTATCGGGGATAAAGCACAAGAAATGATTGATCATATAAAGAGCAATCAAGATTATTACAGCCCGAGGAGTCCAGAATCCTGGACCTCCTTGGACTCAGGAGAAGGATAAAGTGAAGATCACAAAATCCCAACTTAAACAGATTATTAAAGAAGAGCTTAATGAGATCTCCCAGAAGCAAAGAGGTCACGAAGCACGCCTTTCTGTGCAAATGGACGAAAAAGAGAAAAAAGAAGCTCTTGTGCGGGAGCTAAAAGATCTTTTGCCGTCTGAATATTATGTCCATCTCAAATATTTGAAGGATGAGAGCCGCTATGTTGTAATCGTATACAAGCAGGCAGATGTCCAATGGGATGTGCATGCAGAGGAAGAAGAACCTGAAGTCGATCCTGAAACCGGCGCGCCCGAGTCACCCCAAAAGATGGGTCACCCGTATGATTATCCTCCGGGAGAAGAATGGAGGCACAAATACTAGACCACAAGGGATAGCTAAGGAACTAAAAAATGAAGATCACAAAGCAACAACTTAAAAGAATTATTAAAGAAGAGCTTGAGAATGTCCTTGAGAGCGCCAAAGCCGACGAAAACCCGCATGCAGAAAAAGCGGATACAACCTTCAAAAAAGGGGATCGTGTTAAACAAAAAATGGGCAAAGGTCCGAAAAAAGGTAAGGTTACAGATACCTTTAAGAAGGGTCATAAGAACTGGGTGAAAGTGAAGTGGGACGAAGAACATGGTGGACATGAGGTCGAACGAGGCGTCTGGTCATTAACGAAAATTTAGGAGAGTTAAACAATGAAAATCACAAAACAACAACTTAAACAGATTATTAAGGAAGAACTCTTAAATGAGTTTGGTGGTAAAGTTGGCAACTTAGCAGCAACAGGCGGCCGCAAAGATGATGAAATTGATAGCCCCGACCGATCTGAATATGGACCTATACAAAATGCCGAAGATGAGCTAATTACTACTTTGATTGATTTAGGGCACATGTTAGAAGTATGGGAACAAAAAGAGTATCCTTCCGATGAGGCAAGATACAAAAGCTATTTCGATGACATTAAAATGTTGTTACAGGAACGAGATCCGTGTATGCATTATGGAGAGAAATGCGAAGACGCACACCCAGGACAAACTCATGAGGAATGTATTGAAGTAACAATCAATGATGGATTGCAAGAAACAATTAAAAAGGTTAAGGGTGGATACAAAGTTTATCCAAAAAGAGGAGGAAAAGCTCTTTCTAAAAAGCCCAAATCAAAAAGAGCCGCGCAAAAACAATTGGCGGCAATTGAAATTTCAAAGAAAAAGAGAGGTAAAAAATGATGGCAGCAATAAAAGGAAAATTAGATTTATTAGTTGAGAAAGCAATCTCGCGAAAGCTTTTAGTATGGATCACAGCGACTGGGTTAATGCTCACAGCTAATCTTGAATCAGCCGATTGGGTTATTATTTCCGGTTTGTATCTTGGTGGCCAAGGTGTCATTGATGCAATTGCGAAACTCAAGGGTGCTTAATGAATGTAGCAACAGTCTTACAGTTTGTTAAAAAGAACTGGAAAGAAATTTTAATTGTAATTTGCCTATTGTTAGTGATGGGCAAAATGCGTTATGACTATGGACAACTTGAGAGTGCATATATAACGACGCAAGAAAGCTTGCAAAATCAAATAGCTGGTCTTCAAGAGATCCACAAAAAAGAATTAGAGAAACGCGAAGAAGCTTTGCGAGAATATGAAGAGCAACTTGCAGACATAGAAGATCGCTATGAGATGGATAAAGAAGAATTAGAAAAGCTAAAAAATAAAAAGCAAAAAGAATTCGTTAAAGATTTTGTTGATGACCCGCGCGCTCTAATTGAAGAAATAGAATCTATATTTGGGTTTGATTATGCTGAATAGAATATTGGCTTTATTTTTATTTTCCTCAACAGCACTAGCTGACGATGGCAAATTTACTCTTTTAGCAGAAGAGCAACCAGCACCCTTTGCGGGTGTTTTATTTGATCCGATAGCTACTGCAAGCATTATAACAGAAAAAAGTAATTGGCAACTACAATGTGATATAGAAATAGAGTATAATTTAGATATCGCTAATACGGAATTTGATTTAGAAAGAAAGAATTTTAATATTCGTTATGAAGCGTTAGATCAAGAATACAAACTGATTGTCGAGCAGAAGGATGTAGAGATCACCAAGCTACAAGAAACAATTAAAAAACAATCTCCACCGAATAAGTGGGCATGGTTTGGTGTTGGAAGTGCGTCCGGTGTAATCGCAACAGTTATTATAGCAAAACAATTTATCAACTAGGAGAAATAATGACATTTGCTGCACCACTTAAAGAAGAAACACCACAATCGGTGTTAGAGAAACAACTTGAAATGGGTGGGCGTTTGATGCTCACAATTCCATTTGGAGTGCCGACAGAAGAAATGCAAGGATTCGTATCTATTATGGGTTCGAAAGAAATCCATCAACCGGTTATGACAATATGTGTGGCCAAGCCGACCGGGGGAAGTGTGATATCAACTATTGTTTTCGATTCAACAGAAAGATATTTGAATCTTCTTGAGAGAATTGAAATGGATCGAATGATGTATTTTGAGGCAGACACATTGGCGATTGCTATAGACAATTGAGATGAAAAAGGATCCCAATTATATTGCTAGTATCGAAAAAGCCATTAGTGAGAAATATGGTGAAGAGGCAATTCAAAACCCAAAAGGAAATTGGGACGAGATCAAAGAAAAAGAATATCTTCAACAGATGAAGGAGCTTTATAGGAAAACTAAACGCATCGAAGAGTTTCAAGAAAAAGTAGATGTTAATGGGATAAAGGTATCAAAAAAACTATTTAATAGAGATGCCGCACAATATTGTCCTGTTTGTAGTTCTTCAATAAGAAAAGCAGCGGATGATGTTTGCTTAATCAAGTTTAAATGTTGTAGCACATGCTATATAGAATATATCGAAGGAAGAGAGGAACGCTGGCTTAATGGTTGGCGGCCAAATAAAAAAGAGGAAATTTAATAATGGCGACTGTTTATGAAATTGTTCAAGGTTTAACCCAGGCTGCTGCCAACGTTTATGATGGCGCTTTGACAGAAGATGGAGAACCATTAACTGCTGGACTTCAACGGGAAGAAGGCAACCCACTTCTTGACAAAAGAGTTATGGATGGGTTTAATGTACGATTCTTTGGCGATAAGATGATTTTGAGTTATCAGTCAGAAGTTCAACTTAAAGAAGTTTATGCAAATGGTTTTGAGGGCGAAATAGATCAAAGACTAACAGACATTGTATCTTTCCTGAAGAAAGAATGCAAGAAGATCACAGGCACCTCTGTCTCCTTAAAGCAGGAAGGCGAAGTGGATGTGCGTGTTGAAAGCACTTCTCGTGTTCGTTCTTGGGTAACTGCTATTAAAACTTATATTATTGAGAATGCAGGTTCTGAAACGGTTCCACAATATTCTGATGAAAAACGCGTAGAAGAGAGTTGGAAAACTTTCCTCAATCAAGGTGGCTGGAAAGGCAAGCGTCCCGATAATGATACCCGCAAAAAAGGCTCGGAGGTTGAAAAGAAATGAGAAGAAAAAATACAAGACGCTTTGATCCTCGTTATTATATGGACGAGAAAGCGGAAAAAATAGAAGAAGCCACCGCGCCCACTGGCGTTGCTGCTATGGGTCAGGCAGCACCCCAAGAAAACCAGGCAGATTTAGACGAAACCAAAACAAACTTCGCACGACGAGCTTCGCAGGCGCTGGCTGTTATGAGCGGCGCACATTTGTTTACGCCGCCGCTTAAAGATTCTTCTGATGACACGGACGTTCGATTGGCGGCTATGATAAATGAGGTCGAGGGTCTTCTACAGATGATTGTAACACAATTAGAAGAATATGGGTCGAAGGGCCCCCGCTAAGAGTTGCAGAAAAAAGCAAATAACTAACAATGATGCATGAGCTTTCAATTAGACAAAAAACAAAAAGTAAAAGAAATATTGAAGTGCGGTAAAGATCCGTCGTACTTTTTAAAAACCTACGCCCGTATATCACATCCGTTACACGGGCTTATTTTATTTGATACATATGATTTCCAAGATGAGCTTCTTAAAGAATTTAACGATTATCGATTTAATGTCATTTTGAAAGCGCGCCAGCTTGGCATTTCAACGATTACTGCAGGCTACGTCGTTTGGATGATGTTGTTTCATCGCGATAAAGCTATTCTTGTAATGGCCACAAAGTTTGCGACAGCCGGAAACCTTGTTAAAAAAGTAAAGAGTATTATGAAGAATCTTCCGGATTGGCTAAAGATCGCAACTATTGATATAGACAACAGAACTTCTTTTGAACTTTCTAATGGATCTTCGATTAAGGCGGCCTCTACCTCCGGAGATGCCGGCCGTTCTGAAGCTCTGTCGCTTTTGGTATTAGATGAAGCGGCACATATTGACGGGCTTGAAGAATTGTGGACAGGTCTATATCCCACATTATCAACTGGTGGTCGATGTATTGCGCTGTCAACGCCAAACGGTGTTGGTAATTGGTTTCACAAAGCATGCACTGATGCAGAAACAGGAGCCAATAATTTTAATCTTACAATTCTTCCATGGGAGGTACATCCAGAAAGAGATGAAGAATGGTATAAAAAAGAAACTAAGAATATGTCCAAACGCCAGATTGCACAGGAACTTGAGTGTAACTTTAATACTTCTGGTGAAACTGTAATCGATTCTGACGATATGGAATGGTTACTGTCACAATGCAGAGAGCCTAAATATCGTACAGGCTTTGATCGTAATTTTTGGATTTGGGAAGAATACGATCCCTCTTGTAATTATTTGACAGTTGCTGATGTTGCGCGTGGCGATGCATCTGACTTTTCCACATATCACATTCTTAAGCTTGAGACTCTAGAAATAATCGGAGAATATCAGGGCAAATGTACGCCTGATATGTTTGCTAATATGTTAAACCAAGTTGGAAGAGAATTTGGAAATAGTATGCTCGTTGTAGAAAACAACAATATAGGATACACAGTTTTAGACAAACTGATAGAATATCAATATCCGAATCTTTATTATTCAATTAAATCCACGCATGAATACATTGATCAACATCAAGGGGAAGTACAAAACAGCGCTGTGGCAGGTTTTTCTACAACAATGAAAACTCGGCCGCTTATCGTTGCAAAATTAGAAGAGTTTATAAGAAACAAACTAATTAAAATATATTCTACACGGTTAGTTAATGAATTTAAGACTTTTATTTGGAGGAACGGTAAACCACAAGCAATGAAGAGTTATAATGACGATCTAATTATGGCACTCGCAATTGCCTGTTGGGTCAGAGATACAGCACTTCAAGTAAATGCGCGAGATTTGAATTATCAAAAAGCGTTTGTGAATTCAATCATTACAACCAAGACAGTTTTTAATACTAGGATAAGCGGACAACATGGCTACGAAAAAGACAACATCTTTGATAAAATGACAGAAGCGGAGAAACTTTATGAACAATATAAATGGATTATTAAGTGAGAAAATAAATGCCACCTAACAAAAGCGGAAAAAACCCAGCAAACGCACAATCAGAACTTTTTAAAGCTCTGACAAGATTGTTTTCCGGACCAATTATCAATTACCGATCCCAGTCCGGCCGCCGGATTAGAAGACAACATCTGGACAAATTCAGTTCTAGATTTAAATCTGCTTCAGGACAGCAGTTCAAGAAAGCGCTTTATAGTCCTTTAGATGTTATTTCCACAGATGCAATCGCGAACCAACGCAGATCGGAGCGCTATGTAGATTTTGATCAAATGGAATACATGCCTGAGATTGCATCTACGATGGATATCTATGCAGACGAGATGACAACGCATTCTGAATTACGGCCAATGTTAAACATTAAATGTCCGAATGAAGAGATTAAAGCAGTTCTTACCATTTTGTTTGACCAAGTCTTAAACGTTCAATATAACTTATTTGGTTGGAGTCGTACAATGTGCAAATATGGCGACTTTTTCTTGTATTTAGATATTGATGATAAATACGGTATTAAGTCGGTTATTGCTCTTCCGACTGCAGAAATTGAAAGATTAGAAGGAAAAGACTCGACAAACCCAAACTACGTTCAATACCAATGGAATTCCGCTGGTATGACTTTTGAAAATTGGCAGATTTGTCATTTCCGCATATTGGGGAATGATAAGTATGCGCCATATGGTTCTTCAATTTTAGAAGCAGCAAGACGCATTTGGCGCCAGTTAACATTAATGGAAGATGCTATGATGGCATATCGTGTGGTACGCTCGTCTGAACGCCGCGTATTTAAGATTGATGTTGGCGCAATTCCCCCGCAAGATGTTGAGCAATATATGGAAAAGATTGTCTCACAACTTAAACGTCATTCGGTTGTGGATGCCAGTACCGGCCGCGTTGATCTTCGTTATAATCCAATGAGCATTGAAGAAGATTACTTTATTCCAGTTCGTCCCGGCTCTGCAACAGAAATTACATCACTTCCCGGCGCCGCCAATATCACACAGATTGATGACATTAAGTATCTTCGCGATAAATTGTTTTCTGCTCTTAAGATTCCGCAGTCATATTTGACAATGGGAGAAGGCGCAGAAGAAGACAAGACAACTCTCGCACAAAAGGACATTCGTTTTGCGAGAACAATTCAGAGACTTCAGAGAGTTATCATTTCTGAGTTAACCAAGATTGGCATTATTCATCTTTATACTTTAGGTTTCAGAGGCGATGATTTGCTAGGATTTTCTTTGACCCTAAACAATCCTTCTAAGATTGCTGAACTTCAAGAACTTGAACATTGGAAACAGAAGTTTGACATTGCTGCTTCCGCAACTGAAGGTTATTTCTCACGTCGCTGGGTTACAGAGCATGTTTTTGGAATGTCTCACGAAGAATTCCAGCGCAATCAGCGAGAAATGTATTATGATCGTAAGCACGACGCTGCACTTCAAGCTGTCGCACGCCGCAGAAGCTGGCGGTGAAGCTGCCGAAGCTTTGGGTGGTGAAGAAGCCCCAGGAGCCGAACCGGCCGCAGGCGGCGAAACAGGAGCCGCCGGACTTTTAGCAGTTCCCCCCGGTAGTCGAAATGCTCCGCGAGTCCCCCCAGGCCACCGCGATGCACCCAGATTAACCCCTGGCGCCAAAGGTAAATTATACCATCCGGTGAAAGTAGACAAAAGAAAAGGCACAGGACCACGCACACGCTCATATGCTGCTAAACGAAGTGCTGAAAAAAGTAGCGCAACAATAAGAAATATTCTGCCGGGATATAACGATTTAAGATCATTAAGTAGAATGGATGGATTGGGAGCAGGTATTTATGAAAGTGAGCAATCTATTTATAAATTGAGAGAGCAAACAGAGGAAGACAAATTGTTTGAAATTAATGAGTCTATTCGTAATTTACTTGAAGGATTAGAGAAAAAGACAACGGAGCAAGATAATGAAAGTGAGACACAATAAAAAACGCAACACTGCTTTTGTTTTTGAAAGCCTCATTAGAGAGCTTACATCTTTGGTATTAAAAGAGAATGAAGAACAAAAACAAAAAGTTATCAATATTATTAAAAAACACTTTAAAGAGGGGAGCGCTCTAAAAAAAGATTTAGAATGTTATCGTTCTTTGTACGAGAATCAAAATTTGGATCGACTCACATCCGAGAAAATTCTTAAAGAAGTAAAAGTGCAAAAAAGATTAATTGACCCGGAAGGATTGTTTATCCAGCAAACAGAACTCATTCACGATATTAACAAAGAAGCATCCAGTGAAATTTTTAGTAACTTTGTACCAAATTATAGGACTCTTGCATCTATTGCGCAAATTTTCTCTGGCAAGACTTCTCCCAAAAATCAAGTGGTTTTGGAAAATGAAATCATCAAGAATATGCTCAAAGAAGAGCAATCAAAACTTGATATGGATTCGGTCGATAAGTTGGTGTATAAAACCTTTGTTGAAAAATTCAACAACAAATACGACACAGATCTGTTAGAAGAACAGAAAGAATTGTTGACACGCTATATTGTTTCGTTTTCTGATAATGCTTTAGATTTAAAGCTTTATCTAAATGAAGAAATCACGAGATTGAAAAAGATATTGAAGAAAGCAAAAGAAGTAAGGGAAATAAAAGCAGATTCTGATATGTTAAATAAAACTGACGAGATTGTTCAGCGGCTAGAATCATATTCAAAAGAGCCTATCAATGAAAAATTATTGCTCACAGTATTAAAAACACAAGCACTGGTGAAGGAAATCTATCGCGATGCCAATAACGATTAAATTAGGCGACAACGCCGACAAACTTGTTACTCTCGAAATGGATATCCGCAAGAGTATAAGCGGAGATTTATTAATTTTTGATCACGGTGATATTGATATTGTCCTATCGCCTTCAAAAAATAAAGTTATTGCATTTCCAAAGGAAGTAATGTCCGATTATGTATATGGTGCCCAAAATAGATTATTTACTTATTTGCGTAAACGCGGTATGGTAATCCCAGAATCGATTCAGGCTGGCTCTTTTTATGGTTCTTTTGAGGCCATGATGGAGGTACCTAAAAGCGAAAAAATGAGCGCCTCTAAAATAACTCTTGTTAATATTTCTAATTTTATTAATGAAGAGCGTCCATACTTTGAATCCACTGAAGCAATTATTTCAATGACGGACGATGAATATATCGATCCAGACAAAGAAGATTCAACAGAACTTGGCGAAGTGCCACAATCAGTCAGTCAAGGTTCTATTCGCAAGGGATTTGTCAGAGATCCTTATTCATTAAATTATTTATATACAATCTAGAGGTAACAATGGAATTATTATATTTTGTTTTGGCTGCATACGGCCTTACACAAATTTTGGTATATGGCGATCTGCCATTGCTTAAGAGACTAAGACCGAACAAAAGTTCAATAAAAGGATATGGAAAGCTTTTCCACTGTCCCATGTGTATGGGATTTCATGTAGGTTGGTTTTTAATGCTGCTTTCTCCGTTTACAGAACTATTTAATTTTGATGTAACTGTCACTAATTTCTTTCTTCTTGGATGGCTTTCGTCCGGAACGTCATATGTTTTAAACATGGTCTTTGGAGATAAAGGGATACAACATTCACAAACTATGGAGATAACAGAAAATGAAGATCACTAAAAAACGATTAAAAGAGATAGTATCTGAGGAGCTTAAAAGGGGACTTAAAGAAGTTGAGGGCGCTGAGGACACCCCAGAGATGAAGAAAGCGCGCAACCAAGTGGAATTAACACTGGATTTAATGCAGAAGAATCCTCGTG